CGAACAGTTCGCCGAACGATGGACTGTCGGCGCACTGCACTTGCGCGTGCAGACCAAAATTCACGCCCGACGTGCACGTGTGCAACAACTGCGCGTCCATGTCCAGGTGCACCGCGTCGGGATGCGCGTTGGCGTATGCGGCCGTCGCTTTTTGATCATCCGTGTAGCCCTTTTCAAACGTCCACGTGATCAAATGCAGCAGATTCCGGGCGTATCCGCACATTAGGCCGCTGTTTACGTATTTTTTAACATGGTCGGCGGCCGACACGCGCATGCCGTGGTGCTCAAAGTAGGGGCCCAGCCACTCCACCTGCGCATACTCATACACAGGATCGTGGTTGATTCGGCCTTCCGCAAACAGCTCCATGCTCACCACTATCGGCTTGTTCAATGCCTTGAATTCCGACACGAAGTAATGCACGTTGCGCAAACAATACATGTCGTGCGCGTCGCTAATGATGACGATTTTGTCAGGAGGCAGCGTCTCCAAATGTCGGCGGTATGCCGTCATTTTGGTCATGTAATTCACCCATGTTTCGCCTTCCCCCAACACCACATGGGCCCAGTCATTGTTTTGCAGTGTTTCAACCAATCGCCGCGTGTTTTCATGGTTCGTCTCTTTGAACTTGTTGCAATACGTCACGACCAACGGGTTCATTTTTTATTGGTTTGTAGGTGCATGTTGTGCATTGGACACATGAATTTAAGTTATTATTTTGAACAAGTTATTGAGAATCGTTTTCTTTGCCTTCTTTGCCTTCTTTGTCTTGGTTGCCTTGGTTGCCTTGGTTGCCTTGGTTGCCTTCTTTGTCTTGGTTGCCTTGGTTGCCTTCTTTGTCTTGGTTGCATTGGGTGAAACGTTTGAAAGCTTTTTTGGGCTAAGCGAACGCGACTGGCTAAGCGAACGCGACTGGCTAAGCGACTGCGACTGGCTAAGCGACTGCGACGGGCTAAGCGACTGCGACTGGCTAAGCGAACGCGACGGGCTAAGCGACTGCGACGGGCTAAGCGAACGCGACTGGCTCTTTTTCGCATTGGGCGACCGTTTCACAGTGAGTTTATGTTTTTTGGGATTGTACGTGTGCTCAAAATACTCCATGGGCGAATACTTCAAGAACCATTCCTCGTATTCTGGGTCGTCGTGTTTCAGTTGCTGGTATTTCTCCGCTTTCACGGCCTTGATGTCGTCCAGCGTTTCCTGCTTGCCGTAGCACGTGAGTCCGAACCGCCGCAGCAACCCCGTCTGTTTCATCCGGTTCCGCTGCTGAATGTCGTACAGGTACTTGCACATGCACAAAATGCGCGCCACGTCGTAGTACGGCTTGTCCGTGTAAATCATGGCCAAGTACAGGCTCAGCATGGTGTCCGTGCTGGCAATGCGCGCCCGCCGTTTGCCCGCTTGAGTCACGTTGTAGCTGTGGCACGCCACCGGTTTGTAAATGAACGCAATCGGGTTGCCATCGTTGCGTTTTCCCACCGTGATTTCGTAGTGCTCCGGCACAATCTCGCCAATGCCCGAGTGCTTGGTCACACTCACACCCGTGAAGTCGTTGTCTTCCAACCGCTCCTTCACCTTGGCCGCGCTGGCTTCGGGGTCCACCGACAGCACGTCAAAGTGCGGGATTTGCGCAAACCGCGCCTTCTCCGACTTCGGCAAGTGCCGCGCGTAGTGCGAAATGGCGTACCCCCCGAAAAACACCAAGTCTTCGTCTATGAACGCGTTGCGCACCGTGCGAAACAGGCGCACGTCTTCGGGCTCCTCGTCTTTTTCAGTAGTAGTCCCGCCGTCAATTTCATCCACAGTGGGGCTGCTGCCCTTGCCCTTGAATTGTTTCAAATGCTTTGTTGCGTACTGCTTCGGCGTTTGAAACGGCACATCCAACTTGTCCGGCGCGCAGCCTTCCGCCTTGAGCGGGTGGTGCTTGTTCAATAGCGCCAGCCGCTTGCTCACTTTTTCCCAGCGCGACACGTCACCCTCCGGGCGCGACAGCTCCAAATACATGCCCATGCGCAACAAGTTCGGCGGCGCGTACAGGATGCCGTCCACCTTGATCGCATCCGCCCGGATGTTCTTGAACAGCGTCGGGTCCAGCTGCGTGATGTCCGCAATCCCCACAAAGTTCACAAACACCTTGTACGTGCCGTGGTGCATGCCCGACTTGGCCTCCACTTCCGAAAACCCGTTCTCATAAAACTCGTCCGCCAAATCCTTCGCGTGCTCCAGCGCTTTGGGCGAGTAAAAATCGTAATCCGGAATCTCCGTTTTTTTATTGTAAAACTGCGCATCCTCCGGCAAAATGTTGTTGATCGCCGTGCCACCGTAACACACCAGCTCCTGCTTCTTTATGAAACGCTCCACAATGGCAATGATGTCCTTCATTTTAGGGTCGCTCGTTTTTTTGGCGCCAACGCGCGCTTCAATGTTTTCAACCGCCTTCTTTACCAGCTCTTGTTCTAAATCATCCAGTTCCGGCATTTTACAGCGTTCTTAATTACGATTGCTATATAGTATCTCTATAGTATCTCTATAGTATGTAAAAATAATTAATTTTATCATATCAATATACGTACAATTCAATACAACAAAAATGGACATCGTGTATAGTTCCACGAATTTACTTAAAATACACAAGACAACCACTGTAAACGGCAACGATTGTTATGAATTGCTTACGCATGAACATGATCCAGTGAAATACGTGTTCACGCCACACTCCACCATGTTCATCGCAGTGAAACATGCCGGCAACATTCACATTTTTAACTTGAAACAGGATGGCGTCTTTCCAGCCGAGTTCAAACAGTACATTGACACAATCAAATCGCCACAATTGGAACCGTTTTTCAACGAAAGAACGTCGGTTCATGAAGTTTTTGATTTACATAAGGCCATAAATGACAACAATCCGAACAAGTTTGCAGTAATACACGCAGGGTACAGATGCACGGAAATGATGGACTTGACGAACGCAAAAACCAAAATTGACGAATTGAATGCGGTCATCAAACAGGTATGTCCCGCATTTTATTTAAACATTGACTACATCACGGCATTCCCCGAAAACAGTGACGCGTCTCTGTATTATGACATTTATGTAAACGCGTACATTTGTCCTAAAATAATACTTTGTTTGTTCACCGGCAGAACAAAAAAAAAATGCGTTTCCTCCATTACATTCAATCGCATAAGCGATGATGAAATGAGCATTAGTTCTAGAACAGATGTGTCATACGAAGGACGAAAATTCAACATATTGTTGAGAGCGGTTGCAATAATTGTATCACAACTCATCATGCAGACCACCCAAATAGTAACATCCAACGCAGAAAACGTAATTTCTGCATTTATAATGATAAAATGGTTTAATGCGGTTTCTGACCGGGTGGCCATACTGCCATCGGATCAACTCTACGATACACTCGCAAGCTATTTCACAACGAATGCTAGATTGGAAACCCACGTGCACTTGAACGAGGATAATACTGCAAATGCGACAAGAGTGTTTCATGAAACCATCAAACGAATGAACTGCAAACCACTACCACGACGAACACGACGCAGTTCCTCTCTTAGAAGCGCGTCTCCCTTCCGTTCCCGTTTCCATTCTCATCGTAGTTCACGGCACAGAAGCGCGCCTACTGGCGGAAAAAGAAAAACAATGAAAACAATGATGAAACAATGATGAAACAATGATGAAACAATGATGAAACCAATGAAACCCATTCAATAACTCGTGTCAGATTAGTGCATATTCGGCAACTTCAACGCATTTGTTACCAACGACGTCACGGCAGTAGATGCCAGCAAAAAGAACGCCGCGCTAAACACGATCGTCCGGTCAAACGCGGCGAATTCCGCATGCTTGGTCCACGGATTGAACCGCACCAGCAAAAACACAATGATGAAATACTTCAACGCCATGTTGATGGTGTCTAAATACGCCGGTGCAACTGTCGCAATGCCCAGCAGCGCCACCGCATACAGCCCGTACCACGCATACAACAGCACGTAGTAAAATCGCTCTATCCACTCCTTCATCGCCCGTGGTGGTCGCGTTTAAATAATTGTAATATTATTTAATTGTATTGTATTATACCTCTGCTTGCAACCTTTGGCACAGTTGACACACAGTTGATACCATGAACCTGGAACTCTCCAAATTTGACATGCGCTCCATCAGCTTTAGGCCCGACGAAAACAAGGGCCCCGTCATCGTCCTCATCGGCCGCCGTGACACCGGCAAAAGTTTCCTCGTCCAGGACCTCATGTTCCACCACCAAGACATCCCCATCGGCACCGTCATCTCCGGCACCGAAGCCGGCAACGGCTTCTTCGCAGCCCACGTCCCAAAACTCTTCATCCACGACGCCTACAACACCGCCATCATCGAAAACATCCTCAAACGCCAAAAAGCCGTCCTCAAACAAGTGAAAAAAGAGATTGAAACCTACAAACGCTCCAACATTGACCCCCGCACCTTCGTCGTCCTGGACGACTGCCTCTACGACAACAAATGGACCAAGGACATCATGATGCGCCTTCTTTTTATGAACGGGAGGCATTGGAAGATCATGTTAGTCATCACAATGCAATATCCTCTCGGCATTCCGCCCAATTTGCGCACGAACATTGATTACGTGTTTATCCTGCGCGAACCCTACATTGCCAACCGCAAACGCATCTACGAGAACTACGCGGGCATGTTCCCCACGTTTGAGAGCTTTTGTCAGGTGATGGACCAGTGCACCGAGAATTTTGAGTGCTTGGTGATCAATAACAATGCGAAATCCAACAAACTGCAGGAGCAAATCTTCTGGTACAAGGCGCAACAGCACGGCCCGTTCAAGCTGGGCTCTAAGGAATTCTGGGAAATCTCCAAAGATCTGCACTCGGATGATGAAGAGGAGAACTATGACCCCAAAAACTCTGGCAAAAAGGGGCCCAAAATCAACGTAAAAAAGAGCAAATGGTGAAATCTTGCTTTTGTTGCGAACAAAGCAAGTTTGCAATTTGCAAAAGCGCTTCACATTGGTGGAGCGCTTTTATCTCAATTCGGCCTCGGAGCTAACAACACTGCGTTTATTTCTCTCAACACGTTGGACAAGTCAAACCCGGGTGTATTGGGGTTGAATCTTATTATTTTGTTTCCACACGATTTGAGATAATCTTCTCTGATTTGCTCTTGAAGTGGGTCTCTGTCTGCATGTCCATTCTCATCGCATTCCACAACCAGTTTGTGGTCAACAAAACACAAATCAACACGATACTTACCCATAACGTGCTGCCGCTTGACATTCAAGACATTGCTGTATGCATTTGCAATGAAACCAACGGTTTGATTCTCAATGCACATTCCAAATTTGACAATTTTCACTTCTTTGCTCACGTCAACAATGTATCTGTTTCGCAGGTTGAATGAATTTTTGAATATTTCAAATGCTTCTTCTGTGAGCATGACTGTAATTTTGTTTTGACCACCATTTTGTTTGGGCAGATTCACTGTCCTGTTCTCAATGTAATGCACGTTTTCTCTGTAATTTTTCTTCAAATGATGAACCAGATTATGTTTCTGTTTTGCCAATGGCAACAACTCGTCCAAATTTCGGGTGAATTGCGATGGGTTCATTATTTATATGGAGTGGCGTGATTTGTTATGTATTTATATTGAAACATGTGACGGGTCGTTTCAATTTTTTTATTATTTTATTTATTCATAAAATACAATTCATCTTGCTTTCATGCAACATGAATTGTGATTATGAAAACATATATCGTCAAAACAACTTAAAAAGAGTCCGCCTATGCATAGTATAAACCCATCACCATGGAACCCGCAACACAACCACAGAAGCAGGAGCTGAACATTGTTGAGCTGATTGAGAAAAACCCCATCACCCGACTGTCGCAAGAATACAATGGCAGACTGTTGACGAAAATTCAGGAATCATTTACTGGATTTGAGCAACAGTTGTTTGTGAGTAGCTTTTATTGCTACTTGAACTATGATAAAAATATGGATTTCGTCGTTGATCTGGACAATGTCTGGAAATGGTTAGGATTTCAACAAAAGGTGAATGCAATGACCTTGTTGGAAAAACAGTTCAAACTTGACATTGATTACAAAAATGCGGATCCTCAAGAAACTCCCAAAAGTCATGGCGGTCACAACAAGCAAATCATCATGCTGACGGTTCGTTGTTTCAAGTCGCTGTGCCTGAAGGCTCAAACCAAAAAAGCATCGGAAATCCATGAGTATTACATGAAGATGGAAGAAGTTCTGCATCAAATTGTGGATGAAGAGACCGATGAACTCAAACAGCAATTGGAACAAAAGAATGCCGTCATCCAAGAAAAGGAATCCATGATCCAAGAAAAGGACTCCGTCATCCAATCCACGAAGAAAGAAAAGCAGCGCGCCGTGGAGCAAGCGATCATTGGCCAGTTCCCGTTAAACACGGAGTGCATCTACTTTGGCACCATTGACAACACGAATGCCGAAAACGAGAAGCTGATCAAATTCGGCCACACGAATGATCTTTCCACCCGCGTGATGGATCACCGCAAGAAATACCAAAATTTCGTGCTGGTCGCCGCCTTCCGGGTGCAAAACAAGGTGGAGATAGAGAACCTGATCAAGACGTATCCGAAGATCAAGCGCCACATCCGCAGCATTGAAGTGGGCGGCAAGAACAAGACCGAAATCATTGCATACGACAGCACGAACTTCACGATTGAGCGCCTGAAGAAACACATCGCCGACATCATTCATTCGCGCACATATAGCATTGACAATTTCAACCGGCTGATGCAGCGCAATGAGGTGCTTGAAGCCGAGAACCGTGAACTGCAAAAAACGGTGGCAAACCAGTCCCTAGAACTGACCGAATTGCGGGAACTCACGGCCAAACAGAGGCAGGAGCTGGAGGTGGTTGCGGCGGGTCACCAATCCGTCTATCAGAACGTGCTGCTGCCGGAGGACGAGCTGACGCAGAAGTTCAACGACTTCATCAAAGTGGCGTGCATTGTGCGCCCCGACGTGGAGGAGTCGTCGGTGAGCATGGAGGGCCGGTTCCGGCTGTGGTGTCAAACTAAGCCGACGAAGGAAACGTTCCACGCGCTGAAGAATTATCTGGACGTGCGGTTCAAGGCCAAGCGCATTCGCGGGGTGCACGGCTACCTTGGCGTGAAACTGAAAACGGTGGAATACAAAAAAATGCCAGCATCGGATGTATCTATGAGCCCGAATGTGGATACATTTTTGTTTGAACGGTGCCAATTTTCGGACTGTGGCAAGATTCTGAACTCGGTTTTATTAAAAGAGTACCAGAAGTGGAAACAGTCGGTTGGACTGGCATTGACCGAGACGGACATGAAGGATTTGAAGGCGTATTTGAATGCGTCGCCGCATGCGCTGAAAGCGACCGTGTGGTCCGAACAGGGAAGCAACGAGGGCTACTATGGCGTGTCATTGCGCGAGGATTATTATGCCATGACGAACGCAGTCACCAACAACCCAATCTGCACATCAACCACTGGCAAAAAGGTGGAAAAGAGGGAAGCAACCACCCACCAGCTGCTGAGCTCATGGCCCACGATTGCCAGCGCGGCGTTGGCGGAAGGCGTATGCGCCGCGAAAATGAGCCGATACGTCAAGACCAAGACGGTCATTGCCGATTATTACTACTGTAATGGGGGACATACGTCCCCCCTTTAACCCCCCTGGTCATTGGATCATGGATTCGGATATTTAATGTGAGTAGAATTGAAATACTAATCCCGTTGGATTTAATGTGAGTAGAATTGAAATACTAATCCCGCTGGATTTAATGTGTATAAAATTGAAATACTAATCCCGCTGGATTTAATGTGTATAAAATTGAAATACTAATCCCGCTGGATTAAATGTGAGTAGAATTGAAATACTAATCCCGCTGGATTAAATGTGAGTAGAATTGAAATACTAATCCCGCTGGATTTAATTGGTTGTGTTGGTTGTGTTGGTTGTGTTGGTTGTGTTGGTTGTGTTGGTTGTGTTGGTTGTGTTGGTTGTGTTGGTTGTGTTGGTTGTATTATTTCTTGAATTTCTCTCTAATTTGAAATTCAAGAACCCCAATACATGTGTTAGAATGATGCAAATGATGCAATACGTGTGTTGGTGCATCACACTCTAAGAAAAGCCGGCAGCATCATGCGCGAATGAATCGTTGCGATAATAACATGAGTCCTCCGAAAATGGAGAGATTCTTTGTGAATGAAATCATTTCGGATGGATCTGTTGGAAAATGAAAAATTAAAATCGTCATTGCGGTAAACGCTGCCAACCCAATCGTCGCAATGTACGCATATTCTTCATACTTGTTCGTGTAGAGAGAATACAGGATCAGTAAACTTCCCAGTGTGAGTAATCCAATGACTCCAACAATTGCGGAATCGTATATGATTGAAACCAGCAACTTACTTGCGTTTAATGCCCGTTTGAAATGCGCCAAGGCTGGAATGCTGATCAATGCAATGCTAATGAGAATAAACAAAGGCGCATTCATTACCTGGGTTGCATTCTTTGACATGATCAGAATGACATAAAAATAAATAATTGCGACAGCGATCGCTGCAATAAATGTCGGGTTGAGTTGAATTGCGTTTATTTTTGTCTTCAAGAAATCAACTGTGCCTTGGAAATTTATAATTTTATTTACACCGCCTGAAATAAATATAAACAACAGTAAAAATGCACTGAATGTGATCAATCCGTTGTTCATTTTATTTGGGAGTTGGTTGCTTATTATCGACATATATTTTATTTGTTTTTGAATTTCTCTCTAATTTGAAATCCAAGAAACCCAAAACATGTGTTAGAAGGAGCCAACCTGTGCGTTCATGCACCATCTGTTGCCATGTTTGACAAAATCAATTTTGTAAAACGAGAGAAAATGCATAAGTAATAAATTAAATCCGGATTGTATAATTATTATTTATTCTTTTTGAGTAACATATAACACTCAAGGGAGGGGTGGGGGGAACCGTATGGTTCCCACTTGGATGCATTTAGCGGCCTTGGTCATGATGACTTTGCCCGGGGTTTCAGTGCGCCGCACACATTTGATCGGCAAGTAATTGACGCCGACATTTTGAAGAGTGCGAACGCCTGGTGCCGCGCGTTCCTTCACCAGCGTGGCTGCGCGACGAATCACGTCGCTGTCGTAGGTGCCCGCTTTCGCCGTGTTTACAACGACGGCGTGCGCGCTGGGGAAGTCCTTCAAATGGAACCACATGGCGTGCTGGGGTGCCTTTTTAACGAGCGCGTCATTCTCGGCCTGGTTTGCGCCGACTTGGATGGTGTAA